CATAAATTTGATTGCTGACACAGTAGAAACAAAGGGCAAGAAAGAACAAAAGAAGACTGTATCTTCAGCAAAGCAAATCCAGGTTTTATCGTGGAATGTTCACGAAATGGAAAACACTTTAGAAACCTTTAAGAGTAAGATAGAAAACATTACAACGGAAGTTGGAAACGCCAATAAAGGAACAAAGCAATACTACTTACAAACGGTATCAGCAAATAAGCCGTCAAAGACTGATAATGCATGGACTGAAACACAACCGGCGAGCATTAGTGGACAACACATGTGGTATATGCTAGTGGACATCACAGCAAATGGTAGCGAGATTAGACACGAGCCGTTTGAACTAACAGGAATAAAGGGTGAAAGTGGGCGTGGCATCGTTGGAAGTCCAACGCTAACATACCAAGCAAGTACTAGCGCAACGGTTATTCCTACTGGCACATGGTCTAGTGATATTCCTTTGGTAAATGAGGGTTACACACTATGGACTAAAGCCGTATGGAAGTATAGCGACAACACAACAAGTGAAGTTTATACACCGTCAATCGCTGGTAAAGCTGGCAAGGGTATTAAGTCGGTAAAACCCGAATACTATCTCTCAACTTCAAAGGTGGAAGCAACAGGCGGAACATGGCAAGATACACAACCACAGAAAACGGCTGATACTTGGATATGGCAGAGATACAAAACTACATTCACGGACGAAAGCGTGGGCTATTCTGATGCTATCCGTGATGATGTGTTAAATGGCTTGGTTGAAGTATCAATCACTAACAAATCAACCATTGAACAACTTAATGGAAGCATTACACACTTAGTCAATCAAACGGCAGAAAACAGAAACGGGCTTGAAAGTGCAAAGACAGAAATTCAGACGTTGCAGAAACAAACAGCGGACGGCTTCAGCCGTACCGTACAGCGTACAGAATTTGACAAGACGGTTAGCACTATTTCTGAAAAGTTGGACGAAAACGGCTTGCATATTGGCTCAAATAAAGAGGACACTGTAACAACCGTTGATACAAACGGCGTAAATGTCAAAAAATCAGACGGCACACTGTTAGCAAAGTTTGACAAGGTGGACAGTATGCTTGCATATTTGCGTGTTCTTGAATATCTAAGTGCAGGTGCACATAGAATTGAAGCGCAAAATGTGGAAAGTGAGATAACACAGTTTGTCAATGGCACGATCAAGACAGCCACAGTCAAAGCAAGTGTTATCAACTGGATAGGGGACATTAAGAAATGACAATGTTAAATTATTCATGGCAAGTTATCGCTGAAGCAAATAGGACGGCTGGCGCTGCAAATGTTACTTATAGATTATTGGCTAGAATTAGCGAACAATATCATAGCATCGAATTAAATCGTGACTGGGTAGAAGTACAAACAACCTATGAATTGCATACTGGTTATATCTATTCAGGCACATGGAATTTTGGCGGTACTGGTTGCGATGCTGTAAGTGGTGGTGGAACGCTAAGAGGTAGCGGAACACTATTAAGTGGTGGCTTTTGGGCTTACCACGATAACAACGGAAACTATGCTACAAGTCTATATGCTGACTTACAATTCTATTTCTCAGCGGCTAATGCATATCTATCGGGTAATATTGAGTTACCTAATATCCCCCGTGCAAGTAGTGGCGCATGGAAAGACAATAAAAACCATGTGAAACTGGACGGAAGCGACACGATCACGTTGCTATTAGATAAAAAGGTACAGAAATACAGACATTCGCTAGTATGGGTAATTGGCGATAGTGGGTATAAATGGTTAAACACCAACGATATTGATACAGAGTATGTGTTCAAGCCAACGGAAGAAATGATCAAGTACGCCACAAATACAAAATCTGTATATGGCTATCTTGGAATAGGTACATATGCTGACGGAACGCAGAACGCAACAATGATTGGCACAAGCAAAATTGGCTTTTATATTGATTTACCAACTGAAAAATATGCGCCAGTTATCAATAGCGCAACGGTTAAAGAAATAGGAAACAGCAAAGTACCTGAAGACAAGGTATTTAGGTACTTGTCGAAGAAAAAGTTATCCATGCGAGCAGATGTAAGGGGATATGCAACAGTTAAAAACGTATATGCATTACACAACAAGCAACAATTCCCTCTAAAACTTGCTGAGGGCGTGTATAGCGTTGATTTAGATGGCATGAATAACGGGGACATAGAATTTGTCATTGAAGATAGCAGAGGGTTCAAAACAACGCAAAAATGGCAAGGAACGTATGTTCCGTACTTCTTCCCAACAATTACAGAATTTACCGCAGAACGCGACAATCCAACAGTCAATGACGGATATGCTAACGCAAAGGGTACATTTTACAATGGCGAAAATAACACACTTACAATCACAGTAAATGATGAAAACGGTCATAGTGTAAATTCAACTGGCACACTATCAGGAAATGAATTTACCGTGAAGCAACGCATCAACGGCTATTCATACGATAAAAACTACAATCTTAGATTAAAGGTCACGGATAGTTACGGGCAATCCACAGAAAAGTCGTATGTACTAGCTGGTAATTTGTGGGCGATGATTTTGGCTAAACTCACAACTAGCGTACACATGCTATGGGTTAGAAAAAATGGTAATAGCCCGTGTGGTATCTATAACGAGGGCGATTTATCTACATTAGGTAGAACATACGCTAAAGGTGGACTTGCCGTTGGCGGTGATGACACGTTTATCGTGAAAGAATTTACGGCTGATGTTCAAGCAATAAAAGGACAACAGGCAGCATATATAAGTGTTCCATACACTATTCCTACAGGATATAAATTACTTTGTTTTTATGATGCACACACAGTTACATGGTGCATAACAACAATAAAGAATGTAAGTGCTAATACAATAATGACACACGTATATAACTGGTCTACGCCGAATGATATAACACCAAAAAGTAAAGTGGTTGTTAGCGGACTGTTTGTTAAGTCTGCATAGAAAGGGAAATAATGCTTATAGATGGTTTAAAATTTACTGAAATCCCAAGTGGTAATAAAAGCGTTGTTACATTTCAACGTAAGGTGTTTGAAAACCTAAAGCCACTAATTGATAGTTTTGAAGTTGGTGTTATACATGAAATAAGTTTTGATGATGAGAATATCACGCATAAAATGTACACTGAGCCAATGACGTTTTCTAAAAGCGATGATAGTTATACTATCTCTTTTATTTTGTCTGACGTTCCACAGAAAGATATTGATGCTAAAAACTTTAATGATGTGAAGCCATTAGTCAATGATTGCTTACAGACGGCAAGCGTTGAAGTTGTAAAGAAGTACATATCATTTCTGAATGTTTGGGTAGCTGGAACACGGTACAAAAAAGGGCAAAGGGTATCTTATAAAAACGTGCCGTATAGCGTTATATCAGACGTTACAGCAGAGGAAGCGAAAACGCCTGATGTATCAGAAAAACTGTACGAAAACATGCTGAAGAAAAAGCAAGAAATAAAGCCTTGGAACGAGAAAACAACCTATTCAAAAGGTGACTTGGTTATCGCACGTGGAATTGTGTTTATTTCTAAGATTGACAACAACAAGGGTAATGAACCTGGGTTCGGCTCTACTTGGGACTATTACAAAGAAAAGTAAATATTGCTATTAAGGCGGCTACACAGTCGCCTTTTTAGATAGAAAAGAGGAAAAAGAAAAATGAGAATTTACAACGTACCTGATGTTTCCGAACATCAACCAAATTTTGACTTCACACCTTACGCAGGAAAGTATGCTATCTTACGTGCTGGCGTTGCAGGGCGTGAAGACTATTCATTCAGACGACACGTTTCAGAGTGCCAACGTTTAGGCATTACAATCGGTGTTTACTTCTATTCCTATGCGCTAAACACAGCACAGGCAGTAGAAGAAGCACAGCGCTTCTTATCTATCATTGCTGGTGTGGATATTGGGCTTGGTGCATGGCTAGACATGGAAGATGCCGACCATTACAAAGTTAATAACGGCGTATATATTACACACGATAACATCGCGCCTATGTCACGCGCATTCTGCGATGTGATTGCTTCAGCTGGATATTACACAGGCGTTTATACATCGCTATCATGGCTTGGCTACCTTGCACCTGAATGTGATCCATACGATAAGTGGGTAGCGGCTTGGGGGAACAACGATGGAAGTCATACAGTGGATACTTCAGCATATGGAACTATCCAGCAATACACTAGCAACTATGGAACGCTAGACGAAAATGTAATCTTCGTTGACCCGTCAATCTATCGCACTGGTGCAACAGCAGATAGACCAGTTGAATATGTCCAAGCGCCTACACAGTCACCAGTTGCAACAAGCGAAAACGTATATGTGGTACAGCATGGTGATACACTTTCAGGAATTGCGGCTAAGTTTGGAACGTCTTATCAACACTTAGCAGAAATCAACGGCATCGCAGACCCTAATGTTATCTATGCTGGACAAGAAATCGTCATCAGCGGTGAACCAGTTGCTAACACAAGCGATGAGGTTTATTACACAATCCAAGACGGCGATACATTGAGCGGTATTGCAGAAAGATACGGAACATCTTATCAGTATCTTGCATATCTGAACGGTATTTCAAATCCTAACGTTATTTACGCTGGAACTACAATCAGAATTAGATAGGCGACAATATTATGC